TGCTTCTTGATAAAAAGGTGCTGCTGCCCCTGCTAACTGCTCCATTTGTGTAAGAGCTGTCTCTGTCTGCGCGGAAGGCCCGACATACATCTGACCTGGGTATAACTCTGGCTGTGCGCCAGTTAGGAATAAAGACCTTGCGCGACCTAAAGCCTCAGACAAGTAGGGAGCAATTACAGGGTCTATCTGACTCTCACCACCAGCAGGAGCAAGAGGATTGACCGTAGGCGCAGTAAACCCAGTCCCAGGCGCAGTTGCCATAGGAACGTTTACTGGCGTGGGAGTAATAGTGGGCGTGGGCGCAATAGTAGGCGTGGGTGTATACAGAGACTGCACCACATCTGCACTAATGTTAGCGTCTGTCGGTAAGTTTAAGCCAGCAAGGTTCTGGTTGATGTAAGCCGCAACATCGCTAGGGTTGTAACCAGCCTGTTGTGCGACTTGTGCCGCACCAGCGTAGTCACCCGTTGCCATAAGCTGGTTAAATAAATTGAGTTCTGCTGCTGTAGCCATAATTACCCCACTAAGATATAGGCATAGGTCTTGTCTGCTGTGTCATTGGCGTAATGAGATATGGTCGCCTGACCCGCAGACTGAGATGAAACATAAATGTTGGAATAGGCAAGAGGCGAAACTAACTTCACCACAATACTTGCCGCAGGAATGGCAGGGCGAGGAACACCACCGTCTGCCGCAAAAAACTCTAAGGTTACATCTGTAGAACTTACAGAACCCGCCACCTCTAGGTAGTCATCCGCACTACAAGTTACTAGGGTTTCGTAAGTCGCTACCACATGAGATGGCTCGGACGCAGACTTTCTTGCTGGCAAGTAATACCGCTTACCTGTGTTATCAAGAATGGTCGCGTTCTTCTTTAACCATATATCTGCATACTGACCATCGTTAGCTATGTTAGCCAACTGCAAGGAATACTGCACAGAATAAGTACCCGCGTTACGCACATTAACCCGTGTAGTGTTGCTTAAATATACGCCAGAGCTTTTGTCTGTCGTACTCCACTCCACAACCGCAGAGGTTCCCGTACTTGGTGCAGTCTGCCCATTGTTGTTAGAAAACTCACCAAACGGAGAGGCATCCGCAAATGCCGCAGAACTAAACGGGAGGATGACTATTTTTGTATCTACAGAAATACGCTCATCGTTGATCGTGGTGGACGTTGCGTTGCTGGTCTCTAAAGTCACCGTACCAGTATTGTTTGTTTTACCGTCTAGCGTGTTATTCAGGATCTCCGCAATCTGTCTAGGAGTCCCGCCTAACGTAGGTAACCTACGAAACTGCATTAGCGACCACCTGCCTGTTGAATATCGACCTCAAATCCGATAGCTGTTGTCCAGTTTCCAGAGGGAATCACCCGAACCCTATGATACCTGCCTAACGACCGCATTCCAACCCTATTTTCACTATCTGCCGCAGTTGCGTCACCAAAACTAACGGCCTCGCTTAGATTAAATCTGGAGTCCACCGCAATACTTGCAGAGCCATTCTCGATAATCGGCTTAACAAGTGTCACCATAGACATATTGGTTCCTGTCTCAAGATCCGCAGACGCAATCCGCGCGGTCTTATTTGGGCCTGTAAATGTGATGATCTTGTCGGCAGAGATACCGGCTGTTAACAGTTTGCCACCTAGCCATTGCCTAGAGTCTAGTGAGATTTGCAAAGCATCTAGCGAGGCAGAAATGGCATCTAATCCCTCTAGCGTAAATGCTGGTGTCGCAATGTCACCAATCCGACTAATCCCTGTATCCGCAAAACTCCACTTCTTAGTGGGAATGTGGTACATGAGAATCCTGTAGGTGTCGTCCAGCGTAGGATAACCCCACATAACTAAAGCTCGGAATGGGTCTATAGCAGCAGACATATTGCCAATATTTGCTTCCTGAAGCGTGTCAAAGAAGTGTCTGTTCACCTTCTCCGCACCTATCGCTTCTATCGTCTCACCGTTACAGGCATAGAAACCGTCATCCGCAAGCCAGTAAGTAATACCCTGCCATTGGACAACCGAGTTCGGCTCGTAACAACCCAGATTCCTAGCAATGTTGTCAAACTGGAAGATGATCGGAGAACCAACATAAGACATCCTGAAGACTGCCTTTTCTAACAGCACAATCCCAAATTCACCACCTGTAATACCCCTGACCGCACCACCATCAGGAATCACCTGACTATCGGACTGGGTTATTGCGGTATTACCCCAAGTGTTAGGATTGTTTAGGCCCGACCAGGCAACCTCATTTGGGTAGGTAGATGTGTTCCCAACCACAACAAAGTCCCTGACAACTGTTAAGAATCGTGCTGTAGGTGCAGAAGCGTCTATATCCGCAAAACTGATGGTGGTGGACGACATATCTGCATACTGAACCCTTTGACCCCCATTGGAGGCAATCATGTAGTCACCAAACTGGGCAAATCTCCAGCGGTACGCAGAGCTGTACGTTGTTGACGAAACATCAGTTAAAGACAAATCGTTAGAGTCCAGCAAGAAAAGCGTAGTAGCTCCACCCGCAAACACCCGTGTAGATCCAGTAGAGTCAATCCCTGCGGCAATGTTGTTTAAGTTCTCAGAGGCAGACAGAGAATAGTCCTCTTCCTCTGGAAATGGCCCATAACCGACCGCTTTAGGATAGACATTACGAGCATTGGTTAACGCCCCAACGACACCAGGCTGGTCAGGCAACCACTCTGTAAACGTAACTTTGCTTATAGCCATGTGCTAGATTCCACCGCCTGAGTTGTCCATGTATTTGAACCCGCAGCCACAGAAGACCAAGTATTAGATCCCTCTGAGGCCGCAGACCATGTGTTTGCTTCTGCTGGCACGCTTGCCCAAGTATTTGCGTCTTCTCCGACTTGCGACCATTCCTCACCAAACACATACAGGGAGGAGATAATCGTTCCTACACCCTGTACTTGGGCCTGTATGCTTGCAATGAAATTGATCGCCGCCGTAAGTGAACCAGACCCAGTAATGTCTGCCTTGCCCTCTGCGGTAAAACCCGCAAGCGCAGATAGTGAGCCTGTCCCTGTGATAGAACCCGAGACTAACCTTTGCTTAAACGCGCCCGCCGTAAGGCTTCCTGTACCCGTTATAGACCCGTCTACGAACTGAATCCTCTGCACAGAGGCTGAGAGGCTTCCAGAACCTAAGATGGCCCCTTCTATTGTCTGTATACGAGAGACGCTTGCAGATAGGCTACCAAAGCCTGTAATCGCCCCTGATGCCAGTCTTTCTAGGAAGGCATCCGATGTAAGTGTTCCAACCCCTGCAATGCTTCCAGAAATAAATATGGGCAGCCTAAAGTCCGCAGTAGCAGTAAGCGTCCCTGTTCCTGTGATCTCCGCAGAGGCGATCTTTGCACAGGTCGTGGTGGACAGCCAAATACCGTCATCTAGGCTATACCCTAGAGAATCTATGCCGCCAAAAGCATCTAAGCCTTCTAACGTAAAAGGCCCGCAGACCCCTTCGTCTGTCCAGTTGTTATCTAAGCTAAATGGGAGGGTGTCTAACGAGCCAAACTGGTCTAACTGCTCTAGCGTAAGCGACATTAATCAAGGCTTGCTGTCAGACTGCCAGAGCTGATTTTAAGTACGTCACCTGCGGTAATCGTCTTGCTGGTGGTCAACTCCGTGTGCATCAGAAGGTTGCCAGAAGTTACCGCATCTAAGATACCAAGATGGGAGATGGTTCCCCAGTTGTCTGTAGCCTGTGGGAATGTCACATCCGCAGAGGAGGTCACAATGCCTCCCGAGGCCGTGGTTACAGACAATGCCTGACGAGCATAAGCACCGCCCGTACATTCTGTGCCTGAGTTGTCGTCACCAGGGTCAGACGTATAAAGACCGACATAGACCGTAGTAGGCGAGGTGTAGCTTGTGCCACGCAACACATGGTCTAAAAGAGAGTTTTCCAGATAGTTAGATAGTTCAGCCATAGTTACCTCGATGTCACGGACATAGTAAGTGGGACACCTGCGTACTCTGAGGTGTTGTCGGATTCCGCAAGGCTCTGTACTGCGTTGCTGTATAACTGCGTCCACACAGCCAGTCTTGCATCGTTCATAAGATAAGGTTCTGCCTCGATCAAAGCACCATACAAAAGCGCATCTGGGCAGACCGCCATAAACTCGTTACTTGTGTTTGCGTCTGATAGTGCCGCAGGTTTTGCGTAGTAAAGCATGACCAACGTATAAGCAGTATCAGGAATCGGAGCCAACTCCAGCTCTGACCCCTTCTGAGTGTAGAAGTTAGGTAGACCAGACTCTGAGGCCCTAGCATCCCTTGTAAAAGCCGAGGGAGATAAATAAGAGAGCGTTCTTCGTGGGTTCTGTTCTATGTAGATGTCACGGATGGATAAGAAATCCGCAGGAAGGCCAACCGTGTTATCGCCTCCCGTTGTGGTTGAGGTCACGGTTTTAAGCATCTGCCGTAACCGCAACTGCCTGGCAAGACGAATCTCTGCCAGTGTAATAAAGTCAGGAATGACGCTTGTTAGATCGCTTCTTCCCAGATAATTTGCGACCGTTGTTTTCAGGTCTGCGTAGTTGGTCAGAGCCATTGTTTATATCCTGCCATGAGTAAGTGTACTGTCCTATGTGGCCTATCTCG